TGTTGCTAACTCAAGATTCGATGTCGGTAATACAGTAAATGCTCTACAGACAAGCACAACCGTAAATCTTTACTTCACGTTTGATAAAGGTCAATGGGCAAATACTCTTCCAAAGACAGTTACTGTTGGACCAGAATCATCGAATCCAGATGTTATTCAAGATACAACAACTGGAGCTCCTGGTTCTCCAACTCAAAGAGAGTGTGCTGGTGTTGCTAACGCTATTGAAACTTTAGTTGGTGCCATCACAACAATTATTGGTAGCGGTCTTGGAACAGTTGCTAGAGAAGAACCAACCGTAAATACCGCTACATTTGCATCAAGAGCAACAGTATTTACTGTTGATACTACTGGATATGGTGCTTCAAACCCACACAACTTTGAGACAGGAACTCCTGTTCGTCTTGTGCCTCGCCCTCGTTTTGATACAAATACTGGTAAGTATGTTGATGTTGACAAGCGTTTGGTTAGACTACCAAATGGTTTTGAAACAAATAGAACTTATTATGTGATTGCTCCTGGTAGAAGAACACAACCAGAAAACTATAGCACCACTACTTTCTTTAATGGAAGCGACCAAACTAAGTTGATGCTTGCAACTTCCAAGGAAAATGCAGCTGCTGGTATCTACATCTATTCCTCTGAGACAGAAGGAATTGATAAAGATGTACAGATTGACATCTATCAGTTTGTTCTTGATGAGAAGTATGATCTCCACAACTATAGATGTACTCTCACAAATAGTGTAACTGCTGGTATCGAAACCGATGTATCTCATATCTTTGACGTACCATTCTCATCTGTTACTCCACAGAAGGTATTCTTCAGAGAAATTGAGGGTGGCGAATTGCCACTAGTTTCAACGACATATGAAAATGATTCGGATGTCGCAATTACAGATCCATTAAGTGCTGATGTTGGTAGAATTAATCTTAATAAAGAATTCTATGCAAGATATCAGAATGATAAAGTTTTTACAATTCACAAGACTTATGCTGATGCTATTAATAACGTAAATCCAATTACATTTACATCTGGTCAACCTGGAACATTCCAAGTATTTGCTAACAAGCGTAGAAGTCCAGTAAAATTTGATCCTGGATTTACAGATGCTGTAACTTCTACTGGTAAGTGGTATGTTCAGTGTAAAGATGAAGGTTCTTCTGTAAACTCTCAATCTGTTAGAGAAGAGAATATCTTCTGGAGATTGAAGCAAATTGATTATGCGGAAAGATCCAGAACAACCGATACATGGTTTACTCGCTTAGATGATACTAGAGCAAAAGAAGATAGAACATACAAACTTCGTTTTGTTATTCCTAAGTATCTTGAGAATGCAAGAGATCCTATTAATGGATTTGTAATCAAGACAAGAACTGATGATACCAGAAAGTTAGTACCTCAGAAAGTTCTTCTCAAGCCAGTTGCTGGATCTGTATATGGTGCTCGTTTTGAGAACCCAGTACAAGCAGGTGAGTATATTGGATACACATCAACACAATTTGCTCTGAATTCTCTAAACACAGATTTTGCATACGATCCATACAAGAAAGATCTTACAAATCAGGGTATTGAGTATAGAGCATTTGCAAGATTTAATTCTGGTATCCAAGCAACCATTCAAAATGGTCGTTATGTCGAAGATGAATTAAATCCAAACATTAAGTATCTTGAATTAACAGTATTTGATCATACAGTAGATGCTCTCAACTATCCTGGTTTGAGAAATGAAAATTTCACTACAGTAAGAATTTCTGCACCTCAGGGTGGTGAATTTGTAACTAGCAAAACACAGAGTATTCCTGCAAACCAAGTTGAGTGGACTGGAAATTCCTCTGGTATTGGTAACATTCATGGTTACTATAGCGTTGGTGGAGATCATTACTTAATTCTCAAGAGTCTCCGTGGTGGTAAACTTGAGTATAGTGAATTCTTTAACACTAGATTCACACAAGGTTCTGTCTTCGCTGATATGCTTGAAGATCAGGATATGGGTAAATCTCTACCACTCAAGACACTCATTCGTAAGGGATATCCAGAGTACTACTACAAGCAAGATGGCGCAAACGTCTATACAATCACTCCTGGTGATCGTATTCAAGATGATGCTGGTATTGAATACTATGTTGCCTCAGTTGAAGATGCTGGAGTAATTGAAGATACATTCTATGTCTTCAGTTATGAAACTCTGCAGCGTAGAATTGCAGGTCAGCAAGATGGTATCTATTACTTAAGCTGCCTACGTGGTAACATCTCTCCATTCCCAACTGGTGCTGGTTCTGGTGGAAACTTCAGAAACTTTAAGTTCTCTCAACCAGTCAGCAGTCTCTATCCTCTGAACTATAAGAATGATCCTCTGTGGTTCCAGAAGGCAGGTACAACAAATGAAGAGAAAGATTATGCAGCATCTCTAATTGATCCACCTCAGACTTACTCTGCAGCGGACAATTATATTCATGGACTTGTTACTACTAATGATTTCAAAAACTCTGTAACAAGAGAGTTGGTTGAAGACTTAATAAATCAACCAGCATTCATTCTGAATGAGTATAGTGGATCTAATGCAATTAAGGCACAGACTGGTAATGCAACCTCTGGATCTGAGGATCGTCGCATTCCTATCTCTGGTAACAGTTTAGTACTCTCGGATCAGAAGTACTATGTTGAACTACGTAGACCATCTATCGCTCGTGCTGGCAACCACACGTTCGAATATCTTGGATTCGGTCCTGGTAACTACTCTACTGGTCTTCCTGCGCGTCAGGAGATCGTCTTAACTCCTACTGAGGACTTCTACGCCCAAAGTAAGAAACAGGACGGTGGTATCGTCTTCTATACGGGTCTGAACTCTAACGGTGACCTTTATATCGGTAACCGTAAGATCAACGCTATTACTGGTGAAGAAACATTCCTAGAGTCCGCTCAACTTGTTGATAGTGCAGATGATGATGATACTTTAACTAACGTTTCCACAACATTTGATGATCCCGTAACCTTCCTCAAGAACATCACAGTTGTTGGTGGAGACGGAACTTTACAGAATACATTCCAATCTCCATTAGTTATCTCAGTACAAGATAATGATCTATCTGAAGTACGTGATGCTCTTATTATTCGCTCTAACGTTGCAACTGTTGATGGAGTAACGGGTGTAGAGCAGGATGAACTTCTTGATAGAACTGCATTCAGACCTACTCTAAAGGGCGATATTCGTATCGGCAAGAACAGAATTCAGGCAGCAATCTTTGGATTTAATTCCAGAGGTAATGGTCAGGAGTATATGTTCCAGACACACACAGTTTCTGGAATCCCATCTAATGTAACTCCAAACAATAATGCTCTGGTTTCTGATAATGGTGATAGAGTATATCCAAATCAATTTGTATCATACAGCGGAGTAGTACCATCTACTGGTGATGTTCTGCTTAAGGGTCTAGAGGTTGGACAAAGCGGATCTCTTGGATGGATTTATGCAAGCTACTATCGCCAGATTCCTGCAACTCAGATCTTTACCATTAGATTTGATGGTAGTAATGTAGTTAAGTTAACATTTGTTGACTCTGCTACTGGTCTGGACATCAGAAACAAAGATATTGGATTAACTTCTGGATCTCAGATTAGAATCAATAACTTCTTTATTGATCCTAGATTGAATTTAACTTGGTCCATTTATAGTCCTCCAGGTGATGCATATGATCCAGATGAGAACTATGTTTATTTCCAAGTAATCGATTCTATTGCATCTGCAACTCTTAACTGGGCTACGGATGTAGTTGCTGCAACTCCTCCTGGTGGTGTAGTTCCAACTATTCAGTTCTCTAATGCAAATTGGAAAGAAGTTGGTGTACTTGGTGCTGAAGCAATTAGAACAGAAACCGAAAGTATTGGCGACTATAAAGTTGGTATTAATACTGTTGCTAGATCTTCACACCTTGCAAGTCAAAACGGATTTGTTTCCGTTGAGACAGATCCAAGAGCAAACTTAGATGTTGTTGGTAATACATTCATTAGCGGTAAGAAGATCCTCTCTTATCTAACAGAATCTTCTATTGTTAAGACTGAAACTAATCTAAGTAATGCTTTATTAGTTGGTGGTAATAGTGCAAGTCCTGATGGTATTGCTACTCTAAGAGTGATGACAACCAATAACGGTAGAGTTGGTATCAACACCGCTGTTAATGATCTTGTCAATCCATATAAGAATCTTGATAGAGCTTTGGTTGTTGTTGGTGATGGTAGAATAACAGGTAACTTTGAAATTACTGGTGACACTCAAGTAAATGGTGGAGACATTACTACTACATCAAATACTTTCAACTTTGTAAATTCAAATGCTAATATCTTAAATATTGCTGGCGAAGGTCAAATTCTAAGTATTGCTAACAACACAACAGTAGATCAAAATATCAATATTGGTAATGCTTCTACCGATCAGATGATTCAGATTGGTAATGCTGCTGCACAGAGTACTCTGAGAATTCACAGAAATTCTCAAGATGCAATTGTTGATATCGCTAGTGTTTCTGATTCTGTTGCTAATAGTTGTGAGATTGTACTTGGTGGTGCATGGAGCAATCTATCTTCATTCACTAAGATTGGAACAAGACAGACTCTAATTGCTGGAGAACTGGAAATTGGTTCCAGTTATGCTCCTGGAACCAGCACATCAAGAATATTCACTCAGACTAGAACAGTTGACCTGTTTGATGGGGACCAAACAAATACTGTAAACCTTGCAACTAATGCAACTCAGTTTACTTTGGGATCTACTGGTGGATCAACTACTGTTAGAAATACTTTAAATGTTCTAGCAAGTCATAATGTAGAAGGTAATATTAGATTAAACGGCGGTCTAAGTGCTGGTATTGTGAAGATCGAAAGATCTAGATTTGGCACTACTGCCGTTCCACATAATGTTGGCGGAGTAACTAATCCAAATATTGATTTCTATAGATACGAAGAAACTGGTAAATTAATCGATACTGGTGGTACTTCATTCTGGGGATCAACATCATTCCTACTTGCTGGTGGTCAGATTGCTGCTCTTGATAATGTTATTAATACTGGCGGTGCAAATAGAATTCCTGGAACATATAGCTTCCTGAACGTTCAAGGTGGAACTGGAACTGGTGCTACTGTTACAATCTTAATCAGATTCGATAAGAGTTATGATTTAACGATTGAAAGTCCTGGATCTGGATATACAGATAATGATATCCTTACAATTACTAATGATCAATTAGGTGGCGGAACTGGCGGCGGAAACTTTACTTTCCAAGTAAACGGAACTAATGATTCTGGCACAACCTACTTCTTACCAATCACAACACCAACACCAACAGACTTTAGAGTTGGTGATCTACTCCTCATCGATAGAGCAAATGCTGCTTCTCCAAATACTGTTGGTGTTGCTCCAAATGCCGTTACTGGATTGAGAAATGAAGCACAGAGCGAAATCGTTCGTGTTGTTGGACTTGCCAACCTAAGCAATCCAAATGATCCAAATGGATATAGACTGATTGTTTCCAGAGGTCAGGAAGGAACAGGAACTTACACGAATCACCCAGATGGATGTGTGATTGCGAGACTTGAGAAGCAATCAAATGCTAGTTACCTTACTGGTGTTGACTTGAATAATGATGGTGAAGTTGATGATCCACCAAATGGACTAACTAACTCACCAATTGATGTTAATATTGGTATTGCTGAATTTGGTGGAATTATTACCACTCAAGACTTCCTCAGATTGTCTCAATCCGAATTTGTAAAAGTTAAGCAACTAGTTTCTACAAAACCACAAACACTATCTGTTAATGATGGTGGTGACCCAGCAGCAACTGTATTCGAAGTAGAATCAACTACTGGAAATACTAAGATCTTCGGTAATCTTGGAGTTGGTGCAGGATTTAACAGATTTACTGTTGCCTCAAACAGCGGTAACACAAATATCGCTGGAACTCTAACGACAGAAAATACATTAACAATTAATGGATCTACTATTGTAAATCAACAGTTCTTTACTATTACTAACGGCGGAAGTGATACTGTACCACTAAGAACCACATTCCAGATTGATACAGCAACTGGTAATGTTAGAATGAATGGTGGAAATCTCAATATCTATGGAACAGATGGAACAACACCTAGACTAACTTTTGTTAATTCTTCTGGTGACTTTACCACATATGGTTCTTTCTCTGCTCTTGGAACAGGTGAGAGTAAGTTTGGTGGTGATCTTCGTGTCGTTGGTGATGTCTATATTGAAGGTGGTGATCTAACAGTTTACTCTGGTGGAACTGATGAGGAAGACGAGATCTTCTCTGTTGCTAATGATGGAGCAGTTAAGATCGCTGGTATCTCAAATTACTTCACTAGAACTGGTGGTCCTAAGTGGGAATACAGCACAGACTCAACAGTTAATGCTCAAGCAAACGTTAATTACTTTATAAATGCTACTGGAAATACCTTAGTTCGTCTACCACAAAATGCTCTAATTGGCGATACAATTCGCATTATAGATATTAGTGGTAATCTAACTTACAACCTATCTTTAGTTGTAAGAGCGCCTGATAACGTTAAAGTACAAGGTCAAGTTAGCAATACTGCGAATACCCTACTAAGCAGTATTCCAAATAGTAGCTTTATTGGATATAATGGTGGCGAACTGATTGTACAAACACCATATGCCGCTTTTGGTCTTGTTTATGCTGGTGCTTCTACGCCAGATGGTAACCCAGGTGTTCCATCATCCTTGACTGGTTGGTATCTAATGGACGTATAATCAGATGTTTTATCAATCTTCCAAAACTGCAAAGGCTGCCGTTATTGGCACCATCATGCCTTGGAGTGGACCCCTCAGTAATATTCCTGAGGGGTGGGTTATATGTGATGGGTCAACAAAAAATGCAAAGGATTATCCTTTACTTGTGCAAGTAATTGGAGACACTTATAATGCTGGTGTCTCCAATCTTGGTGGTGCATTTCCAAATTACTTTGGTGAATTCGTTCTACCAAATTTGAATGGAAAAGTATTGATGGATTTGGAGGAATCATATTTTGCAACTACAGCAGCAGGTGGAACTGGTAAATCTATTGATACTGATCCTGATGCCAGATCTATAATTTCTCCATTTATTGGACCCAATACAGATAATGGAGTTCCAACAGTATTTACTGATGTCTATACAGATGTAGTTTTTACTTTAAATGATAGAACTGATTATGTCGGAAAGATTGATGGAAATACTATTATTCCAGGTGAAGGACAACAAACTGTTTATCTTGGTGGCAGAAAACTTGGTGTTTCACATATAAGAAATCATACCCATAATGGTTCATATGAAACTTTAGCTAGCAATCCAGACACTAATCCAGGAAGAGGTGTTGTTCCATATGAGAATATTGATACTACTTGGACGATGCAAGCTGTTGATAACGTAGATGACGTTTTTGGTGGAGATGATACTGGTTTGGAAGTTAGATTTAAATACGAAATCCAACAAAAAAACTGGGCAGATTTTGAAGGAACAAGTGGATTTGGTAATGGAAGTCCTGGAAGAACTCTTGCATTAGTAAGAGCTGAAAATCCACCAGTTAACATAATCCCAAGACGTGTGCAGCGTACTCCAATTTCTCCAAATCTTCTTGATCCAAGGTTGGATAGCGAAGAAGTAGTAAGTTATTTTCTTGGTGGAAATACTGCTCAAATTCCTACTGGATTTAGAAATTACTATCCTGATATTCCTTCCTCTGGAAATTTTGGAACACTTGTTAGTAATACAGCATCAGACTGGCAAGGTGCTGATCTTATTGCACATACACATGATGCTATAGAGGTTACATATGATCAAGGGTCTTTGAAACCAAGATCTAGTCTAAATGCGGTAGTAAATATACCATCTACAACGGTTTTGGATAATGCTAGTAATGTTGCTGCTTTGCAGATAGATATGAATACAACCCAACCTTCGTTGACGTGTATCTATATCATTAGAGCTTATTAATTAGAAATACTAAAAATGGCAAATTACGCAAGGGAAAGATCTAGATACGGTGGTTATCCTGGATCGATTATTATTCATTCAACTCCTGGTATAGGATCTTCAAATGATCCAAATTCTGCTGTTTTTAGGCAAAATTTACCAGCTGGGTATCTGAAGTGTGATGGATCTGTTCAAAACGCAAAAGATTATTATGCTCTAGCTCAAATACTTGGAGTTGGCGAAGAATCTAGGTTTAGGCGTGAAAATGATAATTTGAGAGGTGCCGATCCTGCTACTGGTGATTTGGGACAATTTAGATTACCAGATCTTGGATCAAAGGTAGTTCTTGGTGGTAGGGGAACTGGTGTTTATAATAATGATTTTGTGGATGAAGAAACGCAACAAGCAACTCCAATAAACAGAGTTGGTCCTCAAATCGAAGTTATTAGTAATGCTGGGAATAGAATTAATGCAAGTTATATTGGAAATGCTACAATTGTTGCCAGCGGACAAATTGATATGCTTGGATCACCTAAGTATGTCTTGGCTTCAAAAACTAGTCAAACTAGTTTAGATATTGAAAATTTTCAGGGACATGCACATAATTCAAATCAAACTTATTTGAATTATACTGCTAATCATGAAGTTGGTGGTGATGGCGGTAAAGATAGAAAAAGGTTTGGAGCAAATAGTGGATCTGGTCATGTTTTAGAAACATCTAACTCAGCAGGAAGAGCATCTATCCACCAACATAATATTACTAGACCATTTACATATCCTCATAATTTTACTTATACTCACAGCACTATTCCAGTTGATTTGAGCGGAGTTACTGCATATATTGACGTTGATGTTTCTAATGAAAAGAAACTTGACCAACTTGTAACTCCTTTCATACTAGTTGAGTATTTAATAAGGTTTTAAGTCATGCCAATATCAGCATCATTTACTTCCACCCAAAGTTATCAAATACCAGATCAGGTATATACCATGCGTGTGCGTATGTGGGGTGGAGGTGGAGGTGGCGAATATATATCGCCAAATCTTCTTAGTTCTACCGATGGTGGTAATGGTGGAGATTCATCTTGGCTTGGTTTGGTTGCTGGTGGTGGACAAGGTGGTGGTAAATCTGCTGGAAAAAACTCCTTAGGCAGCGGAGGATCATTTAACACCAATTCCTATGCTGGTGTTTCTGCATCTTCTGGAAATAATGGAGGATTTCCTACTGGTGGAGCTGCCATAAGTTACGGGGGAACTTCATATGGAGCAGGTGGAGGTGGAAGTCCTGGATTTTTTCAGTATGTTTCAACATCAACGCACTTTTTTGATAATGTTAATAATGTGAATACTTTTACAAGTACTAGTAGTGATATAACTGCTTCGTATGAAAATCCAAGTGCTCCAGATGGATTATTTGGAACTACACCATCAAATGGTAAGTATTATAGAATTAATTTTAACGTTCCATATATAGACAATACATGGACTTTTAGTGTAGGGGATATATGTCAGCAAGCAGCAGCAGGTGGAACTGCAGGCGCTCCTTATTCTTTTAATGGATCTAAAAATAAAAGTAACAATGGAATTTCTCTTTGGTTTCAAACTAAAACAGGGGCAAATACTTACATAAGATGCTTTACTTTTATTTCTGTTGGAAGAAAACAGGGTGCTCAAGGTCGTGGTGGTGGTTCTGGTGCTGCTTTGGAAGTAACTTTGGGTAGAAATCAAATTATAGAAAAGGGGTATACTCCTGGAGCAAGTTATACAGCTCAAGTTGGTGCTGGTGGAGGTGGTGGTGGAAGTGACACTGGTTCTGGAACAGCAGGAAGAATAGACTTATTGATGTATATAATTCCAACAGTTAATTTGTCTTCAACAAAAACTGCAGTAATACGAGGTGGTTGTGCTCAACTAGCTTGGAGTACAACTGGAGATGCAAGTCAAATTACATGGACTAGTGGACCTCTTACAAATACAAATTTGTCGAGTAATGCAACAGTTTGTCCAACAGAAACGACAACTTATACAGCTGTTGCTTCTGGACTTGGAGGAAGTTCTGCACCAGCATCAGTTACAATTATTGTCTATGAACCACCAACTGCTTCGTTATCTTCACCTAGCTCATTAAATTACGGTCAGCAGGGATTTATATCTTTCCAAACTCAGTATGCGGATGTTTCTATAGTAATAACCCCATATTATACGTATAGAGATAATAATACAGGAAATAATTTTACATCTGTTGGAACTCCAGTTAGTATCAGTCCAGCTGGTAGTGCATCTCTCGGTGGATCGAATTCTATTGTTTCAAATCCCTCTCTCCCAACTAATATACCATATAATGAGTCTGGTCCATTTTCTGTTCAATATATTATTGTTGCACAAGGTACTGGTGGTGAAGCGACTGCTACATCTACAACTCAGATAATTGTTGATACTATGCCTGAAAATTTAATGGTTCCAGAAACAGATGGTA